TCTCCTTCGAGATCCTGTCCACTATCGGATGGTTCTCCGGAAGCATCCGAAGATATGATTCCTTCTTTCTCTGCAACTTTTTCCTCTTTTTGCGCAAGTTCCTCAGTCTGACGGGCAATACGTTCATCAATTTCAACTCTTAATTGTTGTAAATCCACAAGATCAAGATCACGATCGCCGACCGGATCATAACCAAACTCATCATTCTCATCGAAAAGACCTTCATCTTCATATATATTCAAAGAAGGAGGAATGTTTGATGTAAAGTTCTCAAGAAGCTCACGAACAGTATAAGACTGATCAGGAACAGTAATAACTTCATCAGAAGTTACTTCATACTTCACCTCATCAGGTGAATAAGATAAATAATTTAATACTCTCATAACAACACAATTTAAATTATTGGAGTTCCAAACTTAGGCATAGGACGAATAGCTTTAATATTATGATAAACCTGACACCAGAGATGCTGCGTATTATCATCCTGAACAGCAAAAATACGATTCAAAGACTCAATATCAGGCTTTACAAATGAACTGTTCAAGTTAGGAGTCGAACTAAAAATACGTCCAAGATGCCAATAATTAAGCTGATCACGGAAATCACCACAAACGCGAGATTCACGATACTTATATTCAGCATAACGAGGAGTATAGCCAAAAGTACCCTCATTGTAAACTTGATCATTAGTAGTATATATCTCCTTATTCTTAATTTCCTGCTCTCCAAGATGTGCAAATTCAGGGAAATAATAATCGAACTTGTCAAACTTTGTAAACATACGAGGAGTTCCTTGCTGATAAGCAGTCTTAGGCATAACAGACATAATACCAAAAACAAGACCATGTTCTTCAAAGAAACGGGTAAACTCATGAGTAGAACCTACAGAAATACCATGACCTGCCATTGAAGCAAGAGGAGTATCAAACAAAGCAGAGCCAGCAGAAGAAGGAGAACCGGAAGTTTGAAGAACCTCGGAGATCATGACAGGTGTCTTTCCACCACCAAGAAACTCAGCACGCTGCAGGCGAGCATCAGAGGATTTTACACCAAAATGAGAGAAAATTTGCTCGATATAACGAGCGCCGCCTCTAGCATTTTTCTCAAGCCATTCCTGTAACTTAATCGAACGACGAAGATCATTGATCGTAACGGAAGAAGCATTCGAAAAGTCAACAAAAGCATCTAAATGAGTAGACGCAGGAATAGCACCTGCCGCATCAGAAATATGAACCGAGGAAAGATCAGCAGTACCACCTACTCCTGTAACACCTCCAAGTACACCGATCTTCTGACCGGAAGATTTAACATGCCAATCAACAGGAGCTTGTCCAGAAAAAGGCAAATTCACTTCTCCGCCACGTTGTGCCCAAGGGAGGGCAGATGTAAAGTAATCCTTTTCCCATGCACGCCGGCGAAGAGCAGTCACACCGGTTCCGCCTGAAAATTGAGATATAGAATACTGAATAACACCAGAAGCCCAAGGAAGAAGATGCTCAATAACAGGATTCTCTAAATTCTGATCACGATAATACTGATCATAAATCAATTGATAACCCAAGAAAGGAAGAATAGAAAAAGAAATATTATTTGCAGGCAAAGGCTGTCCTGCAGGATATCCTAAATAATCAAAAAGAGTACCCTTTGGAACAGAACCAGAATCAGTAACAACAGCACGCGGGAAAACCGGCGAAACTGTTCCCGTACGCCCTCCAGTTATAAAATCTTCCCAATCTTTCCAGAGAAGACGATAAGAAACAAAGAAAAAATGAGTATACACATTTACTCTATGCATAATAGGAGCAAGCATAGGAGCAAAACGAAGCATAATTTCCGTACGAACACGAAATTTGTCTCCTGGGACGATATCTTCTACATAGATAGGAATTAATTGTCCCATATCCAAAGACAATTTAACATCATGAGACAAGTCAAAAACATTCTTCTTCGGACGACGAAGAGGAATACATGAAAATAAACGATTTGCCATTATTGTAATTAAATTTTATGATTCTTATTAATAATACGTTCAGTCTTGCGAACAAAATCTTGTTTTAACTGGGTTTCGTAGGTGGCGGCTCCTTGTTCGAGTTGCCGAGTATCGTATTCGCAATATTCACGATAATAGTTAAAAGAATTTTCAACCATTTTTTCATAATTTCGTAATTTAATTTTATCCTTTTGGAAACGATTATAAATCTTGTCCTTATAATAACGAGGAATAACAGTCTTTACACCATCGACAACCGTAACATCATTACAGTCATGATGATGATACCGAAGCAAAGAACTATTAGACACGTAATTAGAACCGATGCCGGGTCTCCTCGAGCAGAGCATAAAAACCTTATTCTGTAAAGGAGGCTCTTTGCCAATCGACAAACAATACTTGGCACAATAGCTAATACTCGCACCAGTAACGCTACCAATATGTACAAAACCAGCTTGCCAATGTGAAGAAATTTTTTCATTATAGCCTTTTTCAATAGGATAATTAAACAATATCATGTGATAATGAGCACGCTCGGTGTGTGAGCCATACTCTGAAACCAAAAAGTAACGCAGTTTGTGGTCAGGAACACCTTTACGCAAACGCTTTAAGAACTTTTGAACATCTTCCTTATTCACACCATTTTCAGGAATATGATCCTCATCATACGTAAGAGTCAGAAACAGAGCGGAGCTTGATCTTTTTAGCTCGTATTTCAAACGAATCACCCAATCTCGTCTGCGATTGGTAAGGCAAGCTAGACACTTGCCGCAGGGAAAAGATTGTATGCCGTCTGGACGCTTTACTGTTACGGGAGAAAGACATTGCATGCATCATAATCTTATTCCACCGCGAGAGACATAATAACTACGATAACGACGACTACGACGCCGACCATAGCGACGTCTACTTCTACGATAAGCCATAATTAATAAATTTAAAAATTAATACTAACGACGACGATAACCTCGACGCCATGATCTTCTACCACGAGAGACACGTCTACGCGCTCTACTTATACGGGATAAAAAACGAGAATAACGCATAATTGTTAAAATTTAAGATTAGGGAAGAACATCTTAATTAAACGAGAAAGAATACGCACATAGATCTTATCCTGTGGATAAATACCCATACGCTTCATATCTTGCTCAAATCTCTCAAAATCTTTAGTCTGAACAACATGTTCAGTAGCAGTACGAATCTGATCAACCTGAGCACGAGTAAGCTGAGCCTGCAAAGGCTTAAGAACATCATTCTCAAATTGAGCCATCTGAGCAGAAGAATGAGCTTGAGAAGCTTCACTTTGAATCTTGGAAAGATTAGCCTCTGCAGCAGAGACAGACACACGTTGAAGTTCCTTAGCAATGGAGTAATCTAAACTCGACTTAGAATTTTGAACAGCCATACCTGCCTGTTTTATAAACTCGGTACCAGTCTGAGCACGCATGTAATCAACCTGGGATTTAGCAAGCTGATCCTGACGATACTGATTCTGTGCAGCTATAGCAGATTGAACAGCAGCAGAAAGGTCTTGAGAAGAGCCAAGATAGGGAGCTACTTCCATATTAGCAGCTTTAGGAGAATGAGCAGACTGAGTCTGTGTTCCAGAACCATAAACAAGATTAGGATTAAGACCTGCACTTTTTAAACGAAGCATCTGAGCAGAAGGATCATTATATGCATTCTCTCGTTGCCATTGTTGAAGATTCCAAGAATTCTGATATTTAGCAAGCTCAAGATTCTGTCTATTAGCAGAAGACTGAGAAGACTTATTTATAGCCGAACCTAAAAGCGATGCTCCAGCGGCTATAGCAGGAGCTAACCACGCAGCCATTACTTAATGGGGTCCAAAGGTTCAACCACAACATAAACATATTCTTCCAAAAGAGAAGAAAGTCCAGTCAAACAGTCCTCATGAAGAACCATTCTTTTAACCGGAACCTGATCGGAACGATCCTTGTAACATAAAACCAAATAATGTTTCATAATCATGTTTTTTTAAGGGTTAATAAATGAGTTTATAAATATTGACAAGACAAAGATAAGCGTTTTTTGTTTCACTGCAAAATCGCCTTGGTGTCACTTAGCACTATATTATCAAGATAGGTGTCGTGCTAAGTGAGCAAAAATCCACCCCCTACACCCCCTCAAGGGGGATTTCTACTCAATTGTTAATTTGCTGT